GCCTCATTGTGAGTACATCTTGCAGACTTGGGACACTGCGTTCGAGAAGAACAACCGGGCCGACTACTCCGCTGGGACGACGTGGGGGATTTTTAGCCTTGATGAGGACAAGCAGAACAAGAACATCATCTTGCTCAACACGTACAAGAAGCGAGTCGAGTATCCAGACCTCAAGCGCGATGTGCTGGCCGAGTACCGAGAGTGGGAGCCGGACGGGGTGTTGATTGAGAAGAAGGCGTCGGGTGCGCCTCTTATATATGACCTCCGGGCGATGGGCATACCAGTGCAGGACTACACACCGGGTAAAGGCCAAGACAAGATTGCTCGTCTCAACGCAGTATCAGACATAATCGCCTCGGGAAAAGTATGGATACCACAAACACGGTGGGCGGAAGAACTCGTGGATGAGATTGCGGAGTTCCCGTCCGGGCAGCACGACGACTTGGTTGATGCGACGACGTTGGCGCTTATGAGGTTCAGGCAAGGTGGATTTCTCCGACTGCCCAGTGACGAGCCGGAAGAGATTCAATATTTCAGACGCCGCAACGAGCGGTTCTATTCAGTCTAACGCGAAGGAAAGATTATGGCTACAAGTTCAATGGACAAATCCCTATACCAAGCTCCTGTGGGGTTGGCCGACATGATGGACGCTCCTGATGTGGAGATTGAAATCGAAGACCCAGAGTCGCTGCATATTGGCATGGGGGGCGTAGAGATTGACTTGAAACCTCAGAAAGAAACTGCTGAGGACTTTGATGCGAACCTAGCCGAGTTCATGGATGACTCGGAGCTTGATGCTCTGGGTAATGACTTGGTCGATGATTTTGTCAAGGACGGCATGGACCGCAAGGACTGGATTAAGACCTACATCGACGGGCTGAAGCTACTGGGCTTGAATTACGAAGAGCGCACTGAGCCGTGGCAAGGTGCATGTGGTGTGTTCCACCCGATGCTGACCGAGGCAGTTGTGCGGTTCCAGTCCGAGGCAATGATGGAGACCTTCCCCGCAATGGGGCCGGTGAAGACGCAGATTGTGGGTGAGACCGACCTGCTGAAGGAAGAGTCTGCTGCACGCGTCCGTGAGGACATGAACTACCAGCTTACCGAGGTGATGACCGAGTACCGCCCGGAGCACGAGAAGATGCTGTGGTCACTGCCGCTGGCAGGCTCTGCGTTCAAGAAGGTCTACTACGACCCGAGCAAAGGGCGTCAGATGGCGATGTTTGTTACCGCCGAGGACATCGTTGTGCCGTATGGGGCCAGTAGCTTGGAGACCGCCGAGCGGGTCACGCATGTGATGCGTAAGACCGAGAACGAAGTGTTGAAGCTGCAAGAGGCTGGGTTCTACAGCGACGTGGACCTCGGTGAGCCGTCGATGGAGTTGGATGACATCGAGAAGCAGAAGGCCGAAGAGCAGGGCATGACCGCCTTGCAAGACGACAGGTTTCGTATTCTTGAGATACACGTTGACTTGGACCTGCCGGGCTATGAGCACAAGAACAAGAAGGGTAAGCCCACGGGCATCGCGCTGCCGTATGTGGTGACGCTGGAGAAAGCTACCCGCAAGATTTTGGCTATCCGCCGCAATTGGTACGAGGACGATGAGCTTCACACCAAGCGCCAACACTTTGTTCACTACCAGTACATCCCCGGCTTTGGCTTCTATGGGTATGGCCTGATTCACTTGATTGGTGGTTATGCCCGTAGTGCCACAATGCTCATTCGTCAGTTGGTGGATGCTGGTACGCTGAGCAACTTGCCCGGTGGTCTGAAGTCCCGTGGTCTGCGTATCAAGGGCGACGACACACCAATCATGCCGGGAGAGTTCCGCGATGTGGATGTGCCGAGCGGCTCTATCCGGGACAACATCCTGCCGCTGCCATACAAGGAGCCAAGTCAAGTCCTGTTCGCGCTGTTCCAGAACATCGTCCAAGAGGGTCGGGCGTTTGCATCCAGCGGTGATATGAACGTGTCCGACATGAGCACTAACGCTCCGGTTGGTACTACTCTGGCTCTGCTGGAGCGCACGCTCAAGGTGATGACGGCTGTTCAGGCCCGCATCCACTACTCCATGAAGCAGGAGTTCAAGCTCCTCAAAGTCATCATCGCCGACTACACACCGGATGAGTATGAGTACGACCCGGTTGATGCCAACCGCCGTGCGAAGAAGGAAGACTATGACGCTGTGGATGTCATCCCGGTCAGTGACCCTAACGCCGCGACGATGGCGCAGAAGATTGTGCAGTACCAAGCGGTACTCCAGCTTGCGCAGTCAGCACCTCAGCTTTACAACTTGCCTCTTCTGCACCGCCAGATGATTGAGGTCTTGGGCATCAAGAATGCCGAGAAGCTTGTGCCGGTGGATGACGATGCAGTGCCGACGGACCCCATACAGGAGAACCAGAACGTGCTGATGGGCAAGCCGGTCAAGGCGTTCATGGAGCAGAACCATCAAGCGCACATTCAGGTGCACATGTCTGCGATACAGAACCCCAAGATTCAGCAGATGCTTCAGATGAACCCCGCAGCCCAAGCCATCATGGCCGCAGCTATGGCGCACATCAACGAGCATATTGCGTTCGAGTACCGCCGACAGGTTGAGCAGGCGATGGGTATGGCCTTGCCGTCTGAAGACCAGAACAAGCAAGTGTCACCTGAACTCGCCGACCAGATTGCGATGTTGGCTGCGAAGGCGTCCCAGCAGATTCTTCAGCAGGCCCAGCAAGAAAGCCAGCAACAGCAGGCTCAGCAGAAGATGCAGGACCCGGTGGTCCAGATGCAGATGCAAGAACTCCAGCTACGTCAACAGGACTTGCAGCTTAAAGCCCAGAAGCAAGCAGCCGACGCTGCGGCCAAGGCCGACCAGATTGAGATTGAGAAGTCTCGCATCGCAGCCCAGAAGGAGATTGCAGCTATGCAGGTAGGCGCTACCGCAGCCGCTGCACGGGACAAAGCTCAGAAGCAGCAACAGACCGAGGGCGTTCGTATGGGTGTGGAGATTGCCAAGCACAAGGCCCAGATGGCAGTGCAGAACGCCCAGCGCATGTCGCAACGCAATCAGCCACCTAAGAAAGGATAAACATGGACAACGAACGGGTACTTAACTACCTTGCGACTGAAATTGAGAAATTACGTTCCGACCAAGCTGCGTTTCTAGCTATGGGTCGAGCAAACGATTTTGCCGAGTATCGGCATGTCTGTGGAGTCATCCGGGGTCTGACTCATGCGGAAACCATCGTTAGAGACCTCGTGCAAAGACTGGAGAGAACTGATGACTGAGTTTAATATCGCCGCTGTGGACTTGTCCGGCATTCTGAATAAGGATGCTGAGGAGAAAGCCAAGCAGTTGCCTGACCCTAAAACCTTCCAGCTACTGTGCGTTGTCCCAGAAGCCATGGAGGAATATGCGGAGAGTGAATCGGGAATCCTTAAGTCCGCCCAAGTGATGCACTACGAAGAAGTACTGACCCCAGTGCTGTTTGTAGTCAAGATGGGCCCCGATGCATATCAAGACAAAACCCGGTTCCCTAGCGGACCGTCGTGCAAAACAGGTGACTTCATCATTTGCCGACCCAATTCAGGCACCCGCTTGAAAATCCACGGGCGTGAGTTCCGACTCATTTCCGATACCTCAGTTGAGGCAACAGTCGAAGACCCGCGTGGCATCAGCCGCGCTGCATAAGGAGTAATGTATGGCTGAATACGAAGATTTTGAATTTCCTGATGAGAAGGAAGCCAAAGCTTCCGCTAAGGCGGAAGAGAAGTTTGAAGTGGAGATTGAAGACGATACTCCAACTCAAGACCGTGGACGCAAACCTGCGCCTCCGGTCGATGACCCTACAGATGATGAGTTGTCTTCCTACGACGAGAAAGTCCAAGCGCGTATCAAGAAGTTCACCCGTGGATACCACGATGAACGCCGCGCCAAGGAAGAAGCTCTGCGTGAGCGTGAAGCTGCCGAGACTTTTGCCAAGCAGGTGTTCGCGGAAAACAAGCGCCTCCAACAACAGTTATCTACTGGCAGTAAAGCCTATATTGAACAGTCTCAGTCCAGCGCGGAAAATGAACTTACTTCCGCTAAGAAGCGGTATAAAGAGGCATATGAAGCTGGAGATGTAGACGCGCTGGACTGAGAC